CCCCGCACTTCTGCGGAGGCCCTCGGGTGGGCGCCCTTTCGGGTAATTCCTTAAGGAATCCCTAGGGTTGCCTATGAAGGCTGCCCTTGGCTCACCTAGCCTGTTTATTCAGGCCGATGGAGGATCTATACCATGTCGGATGTCGGTTATCCAAAGCACAACGATCAGACCCAACAGGGTCACGCTGTGTATACTAGTGCTAACGGATCCACCTTTCAGCATACTAACACCAGCACTTTTCCTCAACGTTATGAGGATAAGTCGTCGGTGCGTACGCCTGGGTGGCCCGCGAACATTAGGGATAATGACTACCTTCATGTCAAGTCTTTTCGTCGGGACTCACTTACTCATTATATCACCAATTTTGACAACGGTGATCGTGATGAGGGTGATATCCCTCCGAATATCTTGGCTGGAGGTTGGGTTGGCGGAGATGATGCTCAGATCCGAGAGGCCACTGAACGCCTGCGTGACCGTCTTACGAATAAGATGGCAGCACAAGTTCAGAGTCAAAAGGTTAATCTGGGCGTCATGTTTGGCGAGCGCCGTCAAACCGCAAATCTCGTTGCTTCGACAGCTAATCGCATTGTTAACACAGTGCGAGCACTGAAGAATCGCAACTTGAAAGGCGCTATGACTGAGCTCGGCATACGCTCCGACTTCTCATCCCTGTCACGTCGTCATCGAGGCCTGTCCGTTCCTGAAGCCTGGTTAGAGCTTCAATACGGATGGAAGCCTCTATTATCTGACGTTTACGGCTCTTGTGAGGAGCTTCTCAATCGTCATAAGGAGCGTCCTCCGGTCATCACTGTCAAATGTTCTGCTCACGAAGAGTTGTCTGAGACAACGACTCGTGGCCCGAACGAGATAGCTTGGCCGGCGGTCATCTTTAAGAAGACTGGGAGTGTGCACGGATCTGCACGCGTAAGATTCGCGGTTGATAATTCTCTTATTCAACTGCAGAATCGAACCGGAATTATCAATCCTCTGGCGGTGGCCTGGGAACTTGTTCCTTGGTCATTCGTCGTTGATTGGTTTTTGCCGGTCGGACAGTTTCTGGGTAATCTTGGCTACGGAGCCGGACTTTCCGTTATTAGCGGATCGTATAGCTTCCGTAGTCAAACCCAGTGGACAGGTAAGCCGGAATCTACGACCAAGAGGGGTTCGTCGTACACTCAGAGTCACTCTGGGGGTATGATCGATGAAAAGTTTGACGGGTTTTCCCGTGAAGCCTTCTCCTCTTGGCCGCCAGTTCCGTTGCCTCACTTTAAAGATCCTCTCTCTCTAGGCCATGTAGCGAATGCGTTGTCGCTTCTCGCTACAGCCTTCGCTTCTTCGTCACCAAAACGGTTTCGTTGAAGTGAAGGTCTTCTACCTGTAATTGCGACCAAGTCGCAGCTGCTGGTCAACCATACATCGAGGAAATCTCAATGTCTCTTACTCTAACGGATGCTACCCCGGTAACTCCGGTAAACCGCACCTTCATTGGCGTGCAGTCGGACCCGACCCTTGCGGTCTGGAAAGACTATACTACCAATTCAGGTTCTGCGGTTGGCGCAGGCGTCGCATCACTCTCCGTGAAGGAGAATGGTACGACTGTCCGCGTTTCTGGGAAGTTGGTACTTCCGGTGATGGAAACCATCTCCGGCGATACCGACCTGGGTTTCGACCCGGTGCCGACGAAAGCTTTCGAGAATCTCGGATCTTTCGATCTGGTCTTCCCTGTCAGGGCGTCACTCCAAAATCGCAAAGACCTTAAGGCGATGTTTATCGACCTTTTGGGCGATGCGGTCGTGACCGCTGCTGTGGAAAACTTCGTCCACCCGACTGCCTCTTAAAGAGGCGACTGGGTAATTAGCGGGGTTTTCCCGCATAGGAGCTGTAATGTTTGTTCGAAACAACATCGCTTGCCCCAATTGTGGGAAATCGCGAACGTTTGATGTATACCCCGACCCGATTTCTGAGGGTTACGATTCTAGGCGTATGGCTTTGAGAGCTGAATGCTTTCATTGCCTGGCCTTTTCTCGAACTCTCATTCGGAAGGATGTACTGGCGTTCGTTGTCCTGGAAGCGACCGAGTCGCTCCCATACTCTGATCCGCTGTCTCGAGGGAAGAGGTGGAAGACCCCTATTGCCTTCGAAAGAAGGCAGTTGAGAGCGATCCATTCTCTTGTCCTTGACGTTTTCATGCCAGGGGAGGTTCGATGGGAACTCGCCGACCACAAGGGGGTTTCGCAGCTTAGTGCTGCGATCCTTTGTGCTTCAGGCGACCCCATCGATTTTCTCCTTTGTCGTGAATGGTTCGATTTCGCATTTAAATGGTGCGATATCGATACAGCGTATCTGAGCACGCTAGGTCAGCCTTTAGCAAGCTGACTCACATCAGTCGGAGAGTTTAGATGACCAAGAATGATCTTGATCGTCACGTTAGAGCTGCTGAGCAGATCTTACGTGCTCTTGACTGTCCTCGAAGCCTGACCGTTGTGATAATGATCAGGCATCGAATGTGGGACGAGATCGCTAACCTCACGCTGGATCCTCTGGCTTTTAATGACTCCGAGAGTTTCTTCCTTGCTCATCAAGCAACCAAATTGCTTTCTAAAGCGAAGTGGTTGCCGACGAACATAGATAAACTCGGGGTAGCCAAGAAAAAGTTTGAGGAGGCCGAGGACTCATGTCGTCGAACGAATGAGATCTGGGGCGCTTACCGTCGGATGAAATTTCAGTTTCTACCCGACCTCGAGCGAGTATTTCACTCTGCTCGAAGAAAAATCGGTAATGTGCTCGGATCTCAACTCTATCGATGGACTGAGTTTTGTGATTTCGGCCCTGGAGCAGACGGGTCTACGGTCCGCGGAATGACTTCCGCATACAATAAACTCGAATCTTCAGGTTCTATTACCGGCGGGGCTTACCCCTACTTAGATGTCTTTTCAAGCATAACTAGCTTGTCAAAACTCTTTTTAGGAAACCCTGCAACGCGCATGTTAGATATAACATTCGCGCGCGGTAATAAGGTCACATTCGTTCCGAAGAACGCCAAGACGCATAGACCAATCGCAGTTGAACCCAGATGGAATATCTGGATGCAAAAGGGATTGGGCCTGTACCTTAGGGGCAGGCTACGAGGCGTGGGTGTTAACCTGGATTTCCAGGGTCTCAACCAAGCTTTCGCTATCTATGGGTCGCGCACTGGTAAGTACGCGACCATCGATCTAGCGTCCGCTTCCGATACGGTCTCATATGAGGTAGTTCAGGCATTGTTGCCCGAACCGTGGCTTACCATATTTGCATCACTCCGTTCTCCCTCCTATTACCTTGATGGTAAATGGAGAGTCTACGAAAAGTGGTCTTCTATGGGTAACGGCTATACTTTCGAGTTAGAAAGTTTGCTGTTTTGGGCCCTTTGTAGTTCTGTGGACGAGGATGTCTCTGTTTACGGAGATGATCTTATCGTCCCTACAAAGTCATACGACACGATCGTAAGGGTGCTCGAGGCGGCCGGCTTCAAGGTTAATACCGAGAAGTCGTTCGTTAAAGGTCCCTTTCGTGAATCTTGTGGCCAGGACGCCTTTCTAGGCGACTCTGTCACTCCGATTTACTGGAAGGAACCCCTCGATGATCAAGGCACTCTTAGTTTGGTTAACCAGATTACTGTCCTTTCGCGCCGGCTTGGATTTAAGGGTTTTCGTGACCCTAGATTCAAGTCAGTCTGGAAGGAACTGGTCTACCAATTACCGAAGCGATTCCAACAACGCGGCCCAGCCTCCATCTCCACAGTCGTCCACGATGTTGAATCTTCGTGGTCAGCTGTGAGGAAGTATGGCTGGGACGGTTTACACCTCACGATTTCAGTTCCTGTTCCTCGAAGGTTCAGGTATCGGTCTCTTGAGGCAGCCGTCTTGTCCATTTTAATGAAGAAGTCCTGGGATTCAGAACTCCCTAGACGACCTCATTATGACCTAGGTTCGTTCGCTCAGAATTT